TTACAACCCCAGCACGGCCAGCACGGCCAGCCGCAACGCCTCCACGCTTTCGGCCCGGATGATGGCGTCTGCCTGGTCGTAGGTGATGGTGTTCAGGTCCAACGGTTCCGGCTGCAGCGGTACGGACGCCGCCAGCCACGAGCCGTCCGCCTGCAACAGCGCGCCCGGCGCGGGGCGCTGCGCATCCACCGCCACCGCACCGGCGGGCAGGGTGTGCTCCAGCCCTGCCGCCACGGCATACAACTCTGACGTTCCGACTCTTCCGTAGGTCTGCATCAGAAGGCCCTCCGCACTTTCACGCGCGCCCTGGTGGCCGCGTAGGTCATGGAAGAAAGGTCGCTTCCCCACCAGAAGTGCCCGGTGTAGGTGCGCAACCGGATGAGCGACTGGTTCGCGGTTTTGGTCATCACGCCCATGTACTGCGACCCGGTCCAGCACAGGCCGCAGGGTACCCAGTAGTTCGGGCTCGAGGTCGTGTCGTACCCTTCCACCACGAACTCCCCGAACACGGGCGCGCCCAGCGGGTTGTCCATGACATAGGTGGTGCTGGCGGCCAGCGCGTTGCCGCCGTTCAGCGGCACCACGGCCTCCACCCCCGGCGCGAAGGGCGTGACCGCCGCCACCACCCCGCCGCTCACCACGGCCTTGCCCACGTACACCCGCTGCACCTGAACCCCGTCGGCCCGGCGCATGATGTTTTCGGGCGGGCTGTACCAATCCTCGTCGAAGATGGGCGCGAACTCGGTCATGCCGGTGTATTCGCGGCCGCTGTTCAGGCACTCCACCTCCAGCACGTCGCAATCCACCGGGGCGGCGAAGAGGCGGCGCTTGCGCTCGTTGGCGGACCACGTGGCCCCGGTCACGCTGTCCACCGTGGCCTGAACGCCGTTGTGCGTGACCTTGATGTTCCAGGCGCGGGGAATGGCCAGCGCGTCGTTCTCGCACACCATCTCGTAGCCACGCACACGGCGCTTGCGGTTCATGGTCAGCCGCCACCACCCGCTGGTGACCCCGCTGGCCGTGTACCACGCCTGGTTGGTGGCGTTTCCGTCCAGCGCCTTCCACGCCGGGGAACCGCCCCCCGCGTATTCGCTGCTGGCTGAAACCGTGCCCCACTTGCCCTCATAACCTGCGTAATTGCCGGATTCGGCCACGCCGCGGCGGGCCACGCCGTATTCGGGCGGCGTGTCGGTGGCCCCCAGCGCCAGCGCGCCGGTGTCGGGGTTGCGCTCCACATACAGCCAGTGGGTGGCCGCCGCGCCCGGCAGGGTGACGGAGAGGTTGCCGGTGATTTCCGACGCCACGCTGGTGCCGCCGTTGCCGAAACACGCGGCGAACGGCGCGGCCGGGTCGGCCAGCAGGGTCACCACCAGCCCGGAGAAGGACAGGAAGTCCGGCAACGCCAGATCGTGAAAGGGCGCGGCCATGGGAGACTTCATGCGGCAGCGCAGGATGGTCTGGGGCTGCTTGGCCTCGGCCCCGGACAGCCGGATGGCGTCCAGCGTGGCCAGCACGTTGCTCATATCCACGGGCGCGGCGCTCATGGGCGCATGGTACGCCTTGATGCACGACACCACCGCGATGTTGCGGGGGCGATTTTCGCTGGCGGTGGGCACCACGGCGGAGGCGTCAAAGCCGCCAACCCCGCCTGCCGTGCCGCTGGCTGTGCCGGAGATGGCCACCCCGGTGGCCGCCCCCGTGAACGCGCCGGAAGGCGCAGACCCGGCGGAAGCAAGGCGTATGGTGCCGCAACTGCCGGTGATGTTCCGGATGGCGTCCCCCTGCGCGCTGCCCGCCACGCGCCCGGCATCCACCCCGCGCCCAAGGTCCGCACCGCGCCGGAATTCGCCGCGCAGGTCGGGCACCGTGGCGGAAAGCGCCAGCGCATCGCTGGTCAGGTAGGCCACCAGTTCGGGATACGCTTCCTTCGTCACCTCCTGCCCGGCGCACAGCAGAAAGCCCAGCGGCACGGTGTGCACCGGAAAGTCCAGAATGGCCCCGATGGGCACGAACGCGGCGGACGCCAACACCTCATTCCGCGCATCCATCACGGCCTGATCCACGATATCGCGCGCTTCCAGTACATCCGCCCGCGCCGCATCGGCCCGATCGGCCTCGGCCCCGGCGTCGGTGGCCCGGACCTCGGCATTCAATGCCGCCATCTCGGCACGGCCCACGTTGGCGGCGATGCCCGCCAGCAGTTCGTCGGTGCGCGTGGCCTGGTCGGTCAACGGCACCTTGACGCAGCGGCCCACCTCTTCGCGCAATTGCTGGGCCATCAGCGTCAGCCGGTCAAAGCTGCGTTCCAGCATTTCCGCGTCCAGCACGCCGGTGTTGCGCAGGTCCATCTCCTGCGTGAAGGGCTGGTCCAGCCACAGGGTAAGCCGTTCACCCGCGCCCACCATGCCGGGTATGGCAGTCATGCGGCCCCCGCCGCCGGGCAAGGCGGCGACGGCGTAGTCCGTGCCGTACGCCAGCACCCTGTCGCCGCCGATGCCGGTCACCACGGCTCGCACGTCCTCGGGCCGGTGGAACGGGAAGGTCACGGGCCATTCCGTCTGCACGCCGTCCCCGGCGTACTGCTCGACGGTAGTGGTCGATACGATGGTCATTGTGGTCTCCTTGCATGTCGATGACGCCCCGCGCCGGGGCGGGCGCGCTCTCTAGGTGTCCAGCAGGCCGTGCGTGCCCCGCCCCGCGTTGCCGATGATCATGCCGGTGCGCCAGCCCTGCCGCGTGCGCGCCCACGGGTCGTCGGCCACGGCCTGCAACAGCGATGCGCTGCTGTCCGCCCCGGCGGCCTGGTATTCCAGGGCGCGCTGCCGCCGTTCCGATTGCCTGCGCACGTCCAGCACGTCGGACTCGGCCGCCGTGGACTGGTCCTGCAAGACATCGAGGGCGCTGCCCGAGCCCGCGTCCATGCCCGATGCCGCCAGCAGCGAACGCACGCCCGCCTGCTGCGCGCGCGACTGGCGCTTCAGGGCCCGCTCCGTCCGTTCGGCATCCAGCTTCGTTTCCTCGGCCTGGTAGCGGGCCTGCGCCGCCGCATTGCGCTGGGTGGCCGCCTGGTATTCCTTCTGGGCCTTGCTCGTCCGCGCGCTGTGCTCCCCCTCCAGCAGCGAGTAGCCGCCCTGGATGATTGCGGAAGCGATGAGCGCTTCGGTCACGCCGCACATGGTGCTCCTCCTGTGGTGGTTACGGTGTTTCCGGAATGGCACGGGCCAGGGGATGGTTGATAAAGGGATGGAACGGCGCGCCGTCCCGCCCCAGCGGCGCGGGGCGAGCCGCCACGGCAAAGCCGCACCGCGCCAGCCAGCGGGCCGTGGCGGGCCGTTCCTCCAGCGCCGGGGCGTGGATCATGTTCACCAGGCACGGCCAGGCGGCGCGCATGCGCGCCGCGAACAACGGCCCCAGCCGGGCCAGCGCCCTGCCCTCCGCGTCCAGTTCCGGGGTGCCGAACAGCCACGGCGCGGCCACGCCCGACACTCCCGACACTCCCGACAGGCCCGGCAGGCCAGACACGCCAGACAGGCCTGGATGCGGCCGCGCGCCGAACAAGGCCACGCACCGCCCCCCGCGCAGCACCGCCCAGCGCATGGGCGACAGGGCGAAGGCCCGCGCCGCCTCGGCCCTGGCCCCGCGCGGGCCCAGGGCTTCCAGTTCCGCCCGGTCGCGCGGGCGCAGGGCGGGCAGCACCTCGCGCAAGTGCCCCCGTCGCCCCGGAACCACGGTAAGCCGGGTGCGCCGCCCGTCGCCGCCGGTACGGGCGAAGCCGGTGCGGGCGAAGCTGGTGAGGACAGATGCGCGCGGGGCATGCGAAGGGCATTCGCAAGGGGATGCGGCTGGCCGCGCCCCTGCGGGGTCCGTGGCCATCGGAGAGGGATGCGCGCTCATGCCTCGCCCACCTCCACCTCGCTGATCACCGCCAGCACCGTCAGCGGCAACGGGTCGTCCTGCCGGATGTGCAGCCCGCCCTGGCTGCCCAGACGCGCGTCCAGGGTCACCTCGCGGTCGCCGTCGAAAAGCGGCAGCGCCTGGCCCGGTGGATCCTGCGCGGTGCGGAACAGCACCTCGCGCAGGTGGTCCGCGTCCGGCCCGGCCTTGAACCCGGACGAGCGGTACAGCCGCACCCGCGCCCTGCCCACCCGGCGCACCCTGCCTTGGGTGGGACCGTCGCCCGCCACGAACTCCTGCGTCACCGGGGCAAGGTCGCTGGCATAGCCGAGCCCGGCGTGGATGACCGAGGCCGGGCGGTCCAGTTCAACAAGACCGCCGCTGACGGTGCGCGGAGGGTGCACCCAGCCGTCGGCCAGGATGGACACCTCGCGCCCCTCCAGATGTTCCAGCCCGCCCAGCGCGGCCACGGGCGGCCCGTCGTACGACAGGCCGGAATCCACGAAAAACGCCCGCGCCGGGGTGTCCGCCTCGAAGGCCGGGTCCAGCCGTTCGATGTACCGCCGCTGCACGCCGTCCACCTCGCGGCGCACCACCAGCCACAGCTCGTCGCCGCTGGCCGGGTCGGACGGAGCGCCCGGCACCACGCACAGCGCCTCCACCGCGCCGCCGGTCTCGTGGCGGTGCCAGCCCGCCACCTGATGCTCGGCGATGAGGGTGAGCCCGGCCATGGCGCCGTCGTCCATGGCGCACCACACCACCGAATGGGGCGACTGTTGGTAGGCCCAGTCCACGATGTTGCGGCCGCGCAGCATGTGCTCGGCCAGGATGGTCTGGTCCGCGCCGGAATAGCCGTCCACGTCCAGGCTGTAGCGAAAGTCGCGCACCGCGCGCCCCCCGCGCTGCACGGCCAGCACCCCGTCGCCCACGGCCAGGGGCGGCAGTTCCGCCGAGCCGCGCGCCGACTGGAATTCCAGCAGGCACGACAGGGGAGAGAACGGCTCGCTGCCCTGCCCGGAAAGGGTCCATTCACCGCCGCCGGTACCCACCAGCAGCTTGCGGGCGGGCATCATCCAGCGCACGGCGCTGACCGTTTCCGAGGCGATGGTCACGGTGACGGCATCGTCGGTCTGGAGCGGGCGCGAGACGTCCATGTTCTCGTAACAACCGGTACGGCTGGCCCAGATGGTCTGCGGATGCCCGCGCGACCCGGCGAAGCACAGCCGCTGCTGCCAGAACTGCACCGACGAGGGGTAGTCGTCCTCGCCCTCGAAGGGGTTGCGGTGTTCGGGCGGGCCTTCGGCGAAGTCGGGCGCGCGCCCGGTGTCGGCATAGGTCTCGCCCGTGGCGGCGGTGCCCAGCAGGCCATACACCGACGCCCCGCCCCCGGCCTTGTAGACGCGGTATTCGCTGGCCCCGTCCACCGCGTTCCAGGCCAGGTTCACGGCGGAGCCTTCCGCCGGGGTTCCGGCGGTAACGACCAGTTCCGCCGTGGGCAGGCCTTCCTCGCCCGTGTCCACGGACACGGCGGTGACCACGTAGCGGTGCTGGCGCGACCCGGACGGCGCACCGGTTGCGCGCAGCCCCGTGGGCGTGCCCACGCGCGGGCCGAAGTTCACCGGCACCAGCCGCCAGTCGGCGTGGCCGTGGCGTTCCAGCTTGCGCGGGGCGGCGTGCGGCGTGACCAGGTAGAGCACGTCGGCCGACTGGCACCAGCGCAACGTGGGCAGGTGGTCCGCCGCGTAGGGGGTCTGCACTTGCACGGGCGCGCCCCCTTCGGCCAGCACCAGCCCGCCGCGCCACCACACCCGCATGCGCTCCGGCGCGAATTCCAGCACGTAGGCCTGCTCCTCGTTGAACACGAAGGGGACGAGCCGGGGCGGCGCGCTTTCGTCGGCGCACGGCCCCATGAAGCGCAACCCCGGACGCCGGAAGGCCGGGCCGTGCGGATGCAGCAGCATGTTGCGCAGCACGCGGCAGCCGCTGGCGTAGCGGGCCTGGTCGCCGCGCGCGGCCATGAGGGGCGACAGTTCGCCCGCGTTGAAGCTGTTCTGGATCAGGGTGGTGCGGGCCATGGCTACCTCGCCGTCAGCCAGGGGTTCAGTTCCACGGGGTCGGACGCGCCCTCGGCGGCGTCGGCCACGCGGGCCGCGTCCAGGGCATCGCCGAAGCGCTGGAGCATGGACTGCTCCAGCCGCGTGCTGTTCATGAGCGGCACGGCCAGCGCGGCGGCTAGGCGACGGGCCAGCGCCTCGACGAACAGCGCGGGAAAGCGGGCCGGGTCGGTGATGCGCACGGTCAGCACCGCCTCTGCCGGGGCCGCGTCGGTGTACAGGGTGCGCGCCTCCACCACCTCGAAAGACTGCGAATCGCGCAGGCGGCGCACCCGCAGGCAGTCGCCCGGCAGGCGATAGGCCCAGGCGAAGCCGAAGGGCGGCACCGACGCCAGCGGGGCCAGCGAGGTATAGCGGGTGGCGAAGTTCCAGTGGTGGCATTCCAGCAGTTCGTCGCGCGCCTCGGCGTAGTAGCGGGCGCACAGGTCCGCTTCGCGCGAGGGCTGGTCCAGGGCCACGATTTCGGGCGCGCCCAGGTAGCGCAGGGCCTTGTTGCAGACGGAGACCTCGCTGGTCATGACGGAACTGGTGGCCGCGCCGGGGGCGGAACTGGCGAGGGCGCTCATGACCGCCCCCTGCCGCGCGGGCGGCCCGGGTTGGATCCCACATCCTCCGTCGCCGCCCGCTGCCGTTCGCGCAGGTGGCGGGCCATGGCCCGGCGCATCTCCGCGCTGGGCGGCGCGGCGGGCACGGCCCGTTCTGCCGGTTTCGCCAGTTCCGCCGGTTCTACCTGCCCGGCCTGCCCGTTCCCGGCAGCCGTACAGCCGGAACCGGCGGCATCGGCGGGGGCAGGGGGAACAGGGGAACCGGGGAGAGCTTCCGCCCCGCTGCCCTGCCCTTCGGCGGCGCGCAGCATGCGGCGCAGGGTGGCCTCGTCGGTGGCCGGGTCAAAGGCCACCCCCAGCAGGGCCAGCCGGGCGCGCAGGGCCGCCCGGCGGAAACGGCGCACGTCGTCCGCCGTGGGAGGGGCGCACGGTTCCGCCGGAGCGGGAAGAACGGTGGCTGCCGCCCCCCTGGTGCTTCCCTGCATGGGGTCCTCGTTCACGGCCTGGGCCGCGCCGCCGGCCATTGCGGGCGTGTCGACAGGCGCTTCGGTCGCAGCGCCGGTGGCCGTTCCTGTGCCCGCTCCATGGCCATCACGAATGTCATCGCTCATAAGGGCACCTCCGTGCCGTGGCCCCCGCCCGTCTCCCATCGTGGGGACGGACGGGGGGTTGCTGTGCGGCCGCGCTAGCGCGGCAGGTAGTCGAAGACCACGTCCACGGTGCCGGAGGCCCCGGCGTCGTCGGTGCCGATCACCACGCGCACGTGGCGGCGGCAGTCGGAGGGCAGGGGCAGACGGCCCAGCACCTCGCCACCGGCCCAGGTGCGCCCGCCGGGGGCGCTGCGCCGGAACGACACCGGCAGCGCGGCGAAGGCCACGCCGTCGTCGCTGTCCTCCAGCATCAGGGTAAGACTCTTGCCGTCACCCAGGGTGACCGGCGTGGCGGCCACGGCCGCCACCTCGGCCGCGCCCATCAGCGCGCCCGCGCGCTGCGGGCCGCCGTTGCCCACGGCCTGGGTGTTCTTGGGCAGGGCCTGCCCTTTGGCCAGGTGTTCGCCGTGCACGCGCAGCATGTGTCCGTACATGCGTCTCTCCTTGTTCATCGGCACCGCCGGGCGGTGTCCGTCATGGTGTTGCGGGGCAATGCGCGCCGAAGCGCCGCTACAGGGTCAGTGCCTGTTCGGTGCCGTCCTTGAAGTTGTAGGAAGTGACGATCTCGATGCCGTTCCAGTGGGTGATCTGGCGGTCCATGTCCTTGCCGCCGGGCACGATCTGCAGCGCGCCGGCCTTGTAGCGGTACAGCAGGTTGCGCGCCCGCTCGTGCATGAACAGGTAGGTGGAGCCGGAGGTGGCGCGCACCTGGGCCAGCATGTCGTCGATCATGGCCTCGGTGGGCACGTGGTCACGGCTCACGTTGACGATGGCCGCCACGCTGTGGGGGTTGGCGATCTGGATGCCCAGGTACGACTTCAGCCGCAGGCCGAAGACCAGCACGCCCTGGTACTGGCCGCTGGTGGCCTTGTAGAGGTCGCCGCCGTTGATGGGCTGCACGTCCAGCACGGTGCCCTGCTTGAAGCATTCCGGGCTGTACAGGCCGCAGGTCTCGCCCTCCACGAAGCGCACGGCGATCATGGAGTAGCAGCCGCCCGCGGCGGCCCCGGCATCGGTGACCTGGCCGTGGTCCAGGGCGTAGGCGCGGAAGTTGTCGTAGATGATGCGCTGTTCCGCCGACATGCCCGAGCGGCGCAGCACCTTGGGCATCTTCTTGGTGAAGTACTTCTCCTTGCCGCCGAACATGCGGGCGGTGTCTTCCGGCACCTCGATCTCGCCGCCCAGGATGGACAGGTCCACCTTGCGCAGGTTGCTGGTCACCTCCACCGAGGGCAGGGGGGCGTTCATGTCCACCCAACCCGCGCCCTGCACCTCTTCCACGTCCTCGTACATGTTCCACAGGCCGTGGCTGGCCTCTTCGAAGGGGATGATGCCCAGGATGGGGGCCTCCTCGGTCAGCCCGTCCACCTGCTGCGGCTGCGTGGCCGCCTGTTCGTTGGTCAGGTCCTTCAGCGTCTTGCCCATGCCGGATGCCTCCTGGCGGTTAGCGTTTGGCGAACACGACGGTCCGCAGGAATTCCTCGGTGCTCATGGCCTCGCCGCGTGCGCCCGCCGGGCCGGAACCCGCGCCCAGCGAGTCCTCGCCCATGCGTTCGCCCACGAGGGCCATCAGTTCGGCGAAGGCGGGGTGGTTGCCGAGCCCGGCGCGGACCAGGGGGGCCAGACGCCCCTCCATGCGGCCGTCCAGGGTGCGCACGGCGCGACGGGCCGCATCGATGCGCTCGTCGTAGCGGCCCTTCCACAGGGTGCGCAGGCCCGCCTCGCAGCCGTCGGCGGCAAGGCCGCCCGCCGCCTCGTGCTCGGCCACGTAGAAGTCCACGGCAGCGCGGGCCTGTTCCGGGGTCAGCCCCTGGGCGGCGCACAGCGTGCGGAAGCGGTCCGCCGCCGCCGTATCCACCGTGAGATGGGACGGCAGATCGAAGACGTAGTCGGCGGCGGTGCGGGCGGACGGGGTGTCCGGACCGCCGGGAGTGCCCGCGCCGTCAGGGGCGGCGGTACCGGCGGGTTCGATGGGTCCGGAGCCGGGCGCGCCCGAGGGAGCGGTCGCGCCGGAAAGCAGTGTCGCGGGGGCGCTGCCCGCCGCCGTGCCCGTGGCTGCGGGGGCGGCAGGGGATGTGGCCGGGGCCGATGTCTGTTCCATGGTGTCCTCCGTCTGGATGGTTGCGTGTCATGCGCGGGGGCATCCGCGCTTGCCTGGGCGGCTGCGGCGCGGTTCAGTCCCGCCGTCCGCCGGGGTTCAACTGTTCCCCGGCCCAGCGCCGCGCGCCCTCCAACTGGATGCGCAACAGGCTGGCCGGGTCGGCCATGGCGATTTCCGCCGTGCGGTCGCGGGCGTAGTCGTAGAGGGCCGCGGCCCCGTGGATGGCGGGCTCGGGACGGGACAGGCGGTCGTTGGCGCAGGCGGCGTCCAGCCAGTGGCGCAGCACGCGCACCCCGGCCCCGCCCCCGGCGCGCAGCACCGCCGCGAGGTCGTCAAGGTAGGCGGCAAGGCGGGTGCGCTCCTCGCGTCGGGCCCGGCGGGCCTCTTCCACCTCGGGGCCGAGCAGGTCCGTCAGCAGATCGGGGAGCGGCCCGCCGGGGCCTTCGGCATCCGCCACGTCGCTGCGGGCCAGCAGGTCGGCCAGCACCGCGTCCGGGTGCGGCAGGGATCCGGGCTGCCGCGCCCGGTCAGCCGCATGGGAAGGAACGGAGGTGTCGTCAGGGCTCACGCACGCGCCTCCGTGCCCCGGCCGCCACCGCCCGCCGGAGTCTTTGCGTTCGCGGAGTGGATCGGAGCGTCAGGCGGCCCGGGCGACGATGACGCCGCCAGGGTTTCGCTCGCGCCGCCCCCGCCGTCCTCACCGGCCTCACCACCAGCACCACCCGCGCCCAGGGCCTTCGCCAGCGCCTGCACGGCCCCGGCGGCGCTGTGGGCCATGCCCGCCGCCTGGCCCGCCTCGCGCGCGGCCCGCAGCCGGGCCACCTCGGCATCGGAACGCACCACCCTGGCGGGCACCCCGCCGATGGAGGCCAGTTCGTCCACGGCCTGCTCGAAGTCGATCTTGTCCAGCACGCCGGGCGCGGTGGCCGACAGGGCCGTGACCTCGGCCGCGAACTGGCGGATGGACTGCGCCGCCCCCATCCGCTGGGCCTGGGCCAGGGCCGAGACGTATTCCACCCGCATCTCCAGCCCTTCCAGTTCCGGCGGGTTGGGCGGCAGCGCCCCGGCCCGGCGCAGGATGCCGTAGGTGCGCGTCAGCAGCGGATCGAGCAGTTCCGTCTGGTGCCGCTCGATGACCGGGCCGAGCATGAGCAGCTTTTCCTGCCCGCGTTCGGCCACTTCAGCCGCCGTGACGTTGGTGCGCCCGTCTCCCGTGAACATCAGGAAGAGATCGTTGAAGAACCCTTCCCGCACGGCCTTGCGCACGTCCTCTATCTTGCGCGTCACCGCCGCGATGTCCGGGTTGATCTGGTAGAGCGGGGCCACCGCCTCCGGCTGGCCCGGCGCCACGTAGTTCTGCGCGCCGGGGATGAGGTTGAGCCGCTGCTTGAACCCGGTGGGCACGCGCATGGGCGGGTTGACCACCTTGTGGATGGCCAGCAGTTGGCTGCGGGCCATCTCTTGCAGCATCTTCACGTCGGGCAGCACGTCCATGCCCGGCGAGCGGCCGTACACGTCGCCTCCGGTGACGTCCCAGCGCGCGGTAAGGTGCGGGAACTCCTCGAAGCCGCCTTCGTGCAGCAGATCCCCGGCCGCGCCGTCGGCCTCGAACACCAGCGACTCGAAGGGCATGTGCAGGTTGCCGTCACGGCCGGGGCTGCGCATGGCGCGGGGCCGCACCAGGTGCACCACCTCCACGTGGCGGTTGGGTTCCTTGCGCAGCATGCGCCGGGTGCCCGTGGAAAGGCGCGCCTCTCCGTAGCGTTCCGCCAGTTGGCGGGCGGTCATCAGCATGCGACGGACCACGGTGTCCACGCGGCCCGCCGCGTCGCAGGCCCAGGAGAATTCGCCGCAGGTCAGCGCGGCGAACCGGGTAAGCCGTTCCGGGTCCACCTCCTGGTAGAGGTCGGCGGACCCGAAGGCGGCCAGTTCCGTGTAGAGCGCGTGGCTGGCCTGGTAGAAGTTGCTGCGGGCCAGCGCCCAGTACAGGCGCTGTTCCACGGCATCCAGCCAGCGACGCGCCGGGCCGGATTCCGCGTCGGCCCCATCGGCCAGGCGCAGGCGGAACCACGGGCGCGCGGGTGAGGTAAGCCCCCCCTGCATGCCCGCCGCCAGGATGCGCACGGCGCGGGTGGCCGTGGCGTCGATGACGCGGCCGCCGCGCGTGTCCTGCTGGTCGGAGGCCGGGGCGCGCAGCGGGTCGCGCCCGTGCATGCGCCCGCGCCGGGGCAGGACGTAGGCGGCGATGTCGCGCCACGCCTCGTCCCACGGGGATCGCTGCCGCTCCAGAAAGTCCACCGCCTCGCGGGCGTCGCGCAGTCGTTGGCTGGTCATGCCCTTCTCCTCACAATCCCAGCAGCGTCTTGCGCTGGGTCTCGGGCGCGCCGGGCACGCCCAGCGCCCCGGTCAGGATGGTGCCCTGCCTGCCCCGCGCGCGCAGCGCGGCGCGGCGGGCGTCATCGCGCGCGTCCTCTATGGCCTTGGCCTCTTCCTCGGCCACCTCGGCGGCGGCCGGAGGAGCGGGCGGTGCCGGGGGATCGGGAGCCTTGTACGATTTGCCGCCTCCGCCACCCATGGGAATGCCTCCTTGCTGGGGTGCGCGAGCGTTGCGCGGGGCCGGACCATCCGGCCGCCACGGCCGCGCCGCGTGAGCAGGTGGTACACCCCGGTTTTCGGGCGAATGCGGCCGCAAGGGGGTTGCAGGGGGGGCGGAAGGGTGTCCGGGCCATGCGCGGGCATGGTGCGGAAAATCCGCGCCGGGCGGCACGGAAGAAAAATGGGGCACGGACGAAAAATGGGCCGTGGACGGAAAGTCGGCTGGATGGCGAAGGGAGGGGGCGGGAAGGGCAATGGGCGGAGAATGCTTCCGGCGGGTTAAGAAGAACGGCAAGGGAACCGATACGAAGTCATGGGCATGCCGGAGCGGTTCCCGCCGTTGGCGGCGTCCACCCGGCATGGCTGGCATGGCCGGCATGGCCCGGCATGGTGCGGGGCGCACGAAACGGGCCGGGCGTGGCGCATTCCCCTGCCGACCCGCCCGAGCAGGAGCTTTCCTGCCTTGGCCGCGCCCCGCGAATCCCGTTAGCTGAACAGGCGTTGATACACGTCCGCGTATCTTTCGAGGCTGGAATGCCCATCCGCCATGTGGCCCTGGCCGCGCTTTTCGTCGTTTCCGCGCTGTTTCCGCCTTCCGCGCACGCTGCTGGCGTCGGAGAGACCCGGTACGAGCAGGCGGGTGAACGCTACGACGTTTCCATCAGTTACCCGGTGCTGCGCCACGCGGCCATCGACGCGGACATCGGGCGCGTGGTCTGGAAGCTGACCGACGCCTTCCGCCGCGTGGCCGGGCGCGGCCTGCCGCCGCAGTCCGCCGCAGGCCCCCCCGGCATGCCCCCGGATGCGATCCCGGATGCGATCCCGGACGCGATCCCAGGTGCGGCCCCGCCCGTACCGGCGAAAGGGGCGCGAAGCAGCGCCCGCCAGACGCCCGGCCCCTTGGGGGGCGACATCTACGCCCCGGCCCGGCGCGACTGGATGACCGTGACCCACGCCGTCACGCGGCCGTCCGACTCCGCCCTGTCCGTGGTCTTCGAGGTGCAGACCGGCCTGTGGTCTCCATTCTCGCCGGACGGCCCCGTGGTGGGGCGCGAACTGCTGGCCGTAAGCTACGATCTCGCGGCGGGCCGCCGTATCGAACTCGACGACCTGTTCGGCGACGACGACTGCGCCGGTGCCGTGCTGGCCGCCCACCTGCGCCAACTGAACGAACAGGACGGCGACCCCGCGCGGAACGCCTCCCCGGCCAGGGCCGGTGGCGTGGCGCGCGCGGCCACGCAGGGCGGTCAGGGCGCGCAGACCCCGGCGTTTCCCCCGTCCGCGCGGCCCGGCGGCCAGGAAACGCCGGTCACCTTCTGGCTCACTCCACGGGGGCTCATGCTGCTGCCTGGCGTCTGCTGCTGGCAAAACGCCGCCACGGGCGGCGCGTCCAGCGTGCCGGGCAGCTTCCCGGCCGATGCGCGCCGTGCCGAGGCGGATGCGCCCCTTCCACTGGAAGTGCCCATCGAACCGCTGTTGCGCTGCGCGCCGCACCTTTCCTACTGGGGCAGAAGCCGCTGACGCGGCGCGCGCCCCGCCCCGCCCACTCTCCCCGCTGATCACCCCGCCCGCCGTGGGCACCCGCGCCACGGGCCTTGCGGGGTGGGTGCGCATGCTGTATCTGGCACGTGGACATACCGGAGGTCTCCCATGCCGCGCGGCCACGCGCCCCGTACCCATCGCCACGACCGGCCCGCCAGGCGCATGCCGCGCCCCCTGCTGGCCGCAGCGCTGGCCGCTGCCCTGCTGCTGCCCGTGGGCGCGCCCTCCGTCCCGGCCCCTCGCCCGGCGCCCACCCCGACGCCCGTGGGCGCTGCCCTTTTCCCGTCCCTGCCGCGCGAGGCCCGCGCCGAAGAACCGGCCGCCTACAACGCCGGCTTTCGCACCATGGGCATCTGGATTCCCGAAACCGGCGAACGGCTGGACGTGGCCGTGTGGTACCCCTCGTCGCGGGCGCCCTCCGAAATCCATCTCGGAGACTGGACGCTGGACGTGGCGCGCGGCGGCAAGGAAGTGCCCGGACGCTTCCCGCTGGTGCTCATCTCGCACTGCACCGCCGGTTCGCGCCTGGCCCACCACGACACGGCAGAGGCCCTGGCCCGCGCGGGCTTCGTGGTGGCCGCGCCCACCCACCCCGGCGACAACGGCAACGACACCTCGCTGCTGTTCCTGCCCGAGCAGATCACGGCCAGGCCGCGGCACATCAGCACCACCATCAGCAGGCTGCTACGCACCCCGGAAACCGCGCCCATGATCGACCCTGCCCGCATCGGGGTCATCGGGTTCGGCACCGGCGGGGCCACCGCCCTCATGCTGGCAGGGGCGCGCCCCGACGGCAGCCGCTACGCGGGCTACTGCGAACGCACCACCCCCGGCGACCCATACTGCACCAAGTGGGCGGCCGAACGGCTGGCCCGGCTGCCGGAGGCCCTGCGCCCGCCGAAGCCCGCTCCGGGCGCGCAGGGAACCGCCGGGGCCGCCGCCACGGCGGATGCCGCCAACGCCTCCCCACCCCCCACGGGCACGGAGGACGGCCGCGTGCGCGCCGTGGCGCTGGTGGCCCCAGGCTACGGCATGCTGTTTCCCCGCGCGGCCCTGAGCCGGGTGACCATTCCCGTGGCCATCGTGAAGGCCGACGACGACGAGGTGAACCGCGCCCCGCTGCACGCCGACGCCCTGCGCGCCGCCCTGCCCCGCCCGTCGGAATTCGCCGTGCTGGCCGGGGCCGACCACTACGCGCTCATGGCGTCCTGCCCGCCGGGACTGCGGCGCGACCTGCCCGAACTGTGCGGCGGCGTGGACGACGACGCCCGACAGACCATCCACCAGGCCCTGAACACCAGACTGGTGCGCTTTTTTCTGTCCACCCTGGGCGAGGCCGGTCCGCCCCTGCCCGCCCCTGCGCCCGAGCCCGAGCCCGTGGCGCAGCAGGCCCCGCCCCCGGACGTGCCCGCCGCCAACGCCACCGCGCCCAAGGCCAAGAAGGACGACAAACGGAAGAAGGACGCCAAACCCCGCAAGCCGGACACCCCCCCGGCGCGCGGCGGAGCGCAGTAGCCAGAGCGGGGCTGCCGCCGCGTTCCGTCCGCGACCGACCACATTGGGCCGCATCTGTCCGCGTCCGACCGCATTTGGCCGCATTTGGCCGCATTGGGCCGCGCACCTGGCGCATGGGCACACCGGCTGGCCAACATCGGCTGCCCAGTGACCGGAGGCGCCGGCCATGCCCGTCTCGTTGATTCCATCGAGCCCGCCATGCCTGCCGCCTGCTTGGCCTGTTTGCCCGCACCGGCCCGTGCGTGCGTCCTTCTCCCCCCCCGCCTGCCCACATCGTAAAATTTCCTGCGTCAGCGCCAAAAAAGCACTCGACCGGCGCTTTTTCGGCACCGTTTCTCTAGAGTTTCGACACAGAATTAACATAGTAAAATTATTATTCTTTTATGCAAATCGCGCAAGCCGTCGCGCCATACCGTGGCGGGGGATTCCGTCCGACGGCAAACGCCCTCTCGGCACACTTTGCAACACACTGAAATATCATGCTTAAAAAAATATTTATGCCTGCCATTCCGCGCCCTTGACAGGGGCCTTCGGAATCAATAAAGCCTGCACACGTGGCGATACGCCATGCAACACCATCCGAAGGATTCACGGTAAACACCACCATGCGCGGCGACAACGTTCGGCGTGTACCCTGCCTCTCCATATATTTCCGCACTGTAACCACATTCCGGCTGCTGGCTTCGCTGCTGGCGCTGGCTCTGCTTGCCGTTCCCACCGTCACCGAGGCGGAGCGCGGCGACATGCCCGACACGCTGTCCGGCCATGGCCGGGCGGCCGTTGACGGCGCTGGCGACGCACGCCGCGTGGCCCTGCACGGCTCCGGCCCGCAGGCCCAGGCCAGCGACGACGGCTGGATCGACATGCCCGGCGGCTCGCGCCCGACCTACATCGGCATCCACGGCGGCACCGTGCCGGTCAGCCTGCTGGCCACGCGCGGCGGCAACACCATGGTGGCCATGGTGGGTGAAACCGGCAGCGACTTCCTGTACCTGCTGCGCGGTGGACGTACCCCGTCCGCCGCCAACGGCAGCGACCAGGCCGAGGCCACCTCGGAACTGCTGGCTGCGGCGAGAATATCCGAAAGCGGCCGCACCGCGACCACCGAAGCCCTGGCCGCCACGCGCCAGCCGCAGGCTCCCGGCGCGGCCGCCGCCGCCATGCCGGAAGCCGGGGCCAACGGCACCGTGCTGTTCGCCTCCACCCCAGAAGGCAGCGTGCCGGTCATCTACACATCTGGCCGCTCTTTCGAGTCGCTGGACATCGCCCTGGCGGACTGGACCCCCTTCGGTCTCACCGAAGACCACGTGGTCACCGACGGCAAGGGCAAGATCGTGGCGAACAAGAAGAACGCCAAGAAGGCCAAGCAGGTGGCCCGGTCCACCAAACCCGGCCATGCCGACCCGGCGGACAAGGCGTCAAAGGCCGCCCGCAACGGCAAGCCCCGGACCGAGCCGGGCAAGGCCGACAAGGCCCCGCGCCTGCCCCGCAACGAAAAGGGCCCCGTGAGCATTCAGGACGCCCCCGGCGGTATGCTGGCCGCCTGATCCCCACCCGTTTTCGCCCGGTTCCCCTCTGCCCCTCCGACGCCCCCGCCCAGCGGGGGCGTCTTTGTTTGCGCGACACGCGCGCCCGCTCACCCTCGCGGCTCCGGGAGCATGGCCGCGCCCCCTTCGGACGGCCGCGCTCCCCCTCCGCCACCCCGCTGCGACGCATCCAGGGGCGCGGGGCCGGTGTATGCACTTCCTCTCGCGCCACGCACGCCGGGCATGACGCCCGGCGACAACCGGCGCGGAAGGAGCACGGCATGGACTGGAAAGGCATAGGCGTCACGGTGGCCCGCGTGGCCCCCTTGCTGGGCGCGGCGCTGGGCGGCCCCGTGGGCGCGGTGGCCGGTGCGGCCGGGGCGCTCTTGGGGTCCGCCCTGGGCGTCGCGCCCGAGCCGGAAGCGGTGGCGGCGGCCCTGGGCGACCCGCAAACCCTGACCGCCCTGCGCGAACTGGAAGTGCGCGAACGGGAACGCCTGCTCGACTGGCAGGCCGAGCAATTGCGGGCCGAACTGGACAACACCCGCGACGCCCGCGCGCGAGAGGTGGCCCTGGCCCGCGCCGGACACGGCGGAGCCTGGGTGACCGGGCTGGTGGCGCTGGTGGTGGTGGCGGGGTTCTTCGGCATGCTGCGCGTGGTGCTGGAGCAGCCCTCGGTCAGCGAACCGGCCCTGCTGCTGCTTGGTTCGCTGGGCACGGCCTTCGGCGCGGTGGTCAACTATTACCTCGGGTCGTCGCTGGGTTCGTTCCGCAAGGACGAGCTGCGCTCGCGCGCCGAAGGGGGCGGCGCGCGATGAACGGCCCCAACGGCCCAGTCGGTCGGGATGACGCCGCGACCGTTGGCGAGGGGTGGCGGCTGGACCGCCGGGTGGGGGTGCAGGCGCTGGCAGCGGCGGCCACGGCCTTTGCCGGTGCGGTGATGTTGGCCGCCACCGTGCAGGCCCGGCTGGATGCCATGGAGGCGCGCGCCGCCTCGCTGGACGGCGAGGTGCGCGCCGCGCGCGAGACCGCCGTGTGCGTGGCCCGCATGGACGAACGGCTGGCCGCCGTGCAGCGCGCGCTGGAGGACATGCGCGCCGACCTGCGCCGCCTGCGCGACGACGCGCGCGCCACCGCCACGGCGAAGGAGGCCCGATGACCGGAGAAGACATGCGGACGCCGGACCACCCCACGCCCATCGGGCACGACAAAGGGCCCTCCGCCGCCCCTCGGGGGCGGAAAACGGCGGTCCCCCGTTTGGGGGTGCGCCAGCGCCGCTTCGTCGAGGAATACCTGGTGGACATGTCGCCCGTGCGGGCGGCCGAGCGGGCGGGCTACGCGCCGGACCGGGCGGCCCGCACCGCCTCCCGCCTGCTGCGCAGCCCGGCCGTGCTGGAGGCGGTGGACCAGGCCATGCGCCGCCGCGCCGCGCGCATCGAGGTGACCCAGGACCTGGTGGTGCGCGAGCTGGCCGCCGTGGGCTTTTCGGTAATGACCGACCTGTGCCACTGGTCCGACGAAGGCGTGCGTCTGCGCGATTCGATGGATCTGACGCGGGCTCAGGCAGCCGCGGTGGCCGAGGTGCGCGAGTCGTCAACGGCAAGGGGCGGACGCGCGGCGCGCGGCGAGCAGGCCGACGGCCCCGTGCGCGGCGGCGTGCAGGTGAAGCTGCACTCCAAGCTCAAGGCCCTGGAGATGCTGGCCCGGCACCTCGGCATGTTCGGGGTGGCCGCCGGGACTTCCGGGACCCCCGGAACCGGGTGCAGTCCGGGCGGTGACGCCCTGCCCGACGCCGACGCTCCGCCCCAGTTGCCGTCGGAACTGCGCGCCCGCATCGAGGAACTGTACCCCGCCCGCGCACGCGGCCGCGCCGCCCTTGGGTGCGACGACTGGAACGGGCGCCAGGGCACGGACGGAGATGACGACGGCACGGACTGCTGCGAGGGCTGCACGGAAGACGATGACCGCGACGAGGCCGACCCCGACAGCGGGGACCGCGACGACAGCGACGACAGGGGCGACTTCGATCCGGACGATTTCCGCTGTCCGTAGCCCTGCCACCCGCCGCACGCGGCCGCGCCCGCCCGGTTGAACAGGATGCGCGGGATGCGCGGGGTCTCGTCGGACTCGCTCGCCTCGCTCGCCAAGGCCATCGGGCTCCATCGGCCCCATTGGGGAGTCCTCCTGACGGCAGGCACCCTCTCAAAACACGACGGGCCGCCCTGCAAGGGGCGGCCCGTCACGTCGGCACGCACCGAAAGCCAGTCACCGTCTCCGCTCCGCCCGCGCCCGTGGCCTGACGAAATTTTCCGCATGGGCAACCCGGCGTGA